CAATTATAACTGGAAGTACTCCCATTTTTTGGGCATTTACTGCTACCTCAATAGCGGTTGTAGACTTTCCAGTGTTTGATTTACCTCTAACTATAACCAGGTGTCCCATAGGACATCCTGGTAATGATAGAGCTTCTTGCATTGCTGGGGAAAATGGGATCCATCTTTGTTCTTTATATTTGACATTGGAGGATAAACCTTTATTCTGTTTAAATTTATCTAAGCTAAAAGAGGTTTTCAATTGTTTACTAGCCGCCTCAGTTAGAGATTTTCTAGGTTTGGGCATAACTTATTTTTAGTTTTTTATTAAAGGTTTAATTCATCATCATCACTAAATAAATCATCAAAAGCTTCTTCTTTAGATTTTTTAGCTACTGGTTTTGTTGATAAACTATAGTTTGATTTAGGTTGTGATTGAGTTTCATCTTCTTCAACAACTTCCTCATCATCCTCATCCGGTGTTAACCATTCTTGTAATGCTGCTTTAATATCATCAAAGGGTAATGGTTTGTAAGTATCCATTGGGTTGGTTTGTTCATCTAACCATTTCTCAATTTCTGTATCATCTTCTGATAAAGGTGAAGTACTTAATGAAGGTGATAAAGTTGTTCTATTGTATTTTGTACCTGTTGTTTCAGGTCCTACAGTAGTTACTTTAATATCTCTACCCACCATAACATCTGTAAAATCACCTACTTCTTCATCAGCAGCTAATTGAAGGAAAGCCTCATATACTTGTTTTCCAAATTGCCACAATTGAACTCCTTCCTCTTCCTGTCCTCTTACAATAACGGGACAAAAAATCCTAACTTTTGGATCTAACTTTTTAGCTAATCGCCAGTTTTCCTTGTCATTAGTTCCACGTAATTGTTTTACAAATTCAGCAATTGGGTCTTTTTCTCCCCAATTTAAAGGAGAAGCAATTACTTTTTTACTACCAATATTGTAATAAAATTTCATTTCAATAAAAGGATATTCCTTATTGAATTTAAAAGGAACTACTCGAATTTGTTGTTTACCTATTGTAGGTTTAAACGCTGGGATTTTTTTATACTCTCCACCACCACCTTTAGTGGTGTTTTGCATAGATTCTAATTTTTTCTTGATAGCATCTAGATTCATAATATAACTTAATTTAATTGTTTACAACTATTAATATAATAACCTTTATTCACTAAGCCAACTATACTTCAATAATCTTATAGATTTTTGTGTTAAGCTGTTTTAGTTCTCCCTCTTGGGTTAATAGGATACAATTTTTATAATGATTCCATTCTATTGGGAATTTTGTATCTACAACTCCCCCATTCAAACTTTTAATAAGTTCATTAATGGCATTTATTGTATATAAGGTGTTAGTATCTTTTTTACGATGTACTAAAATAGTATTATCAGGAATATCCCCAACATTGTTTTGATCAACATTGTAAGTAACAACATACTCATTGTTACTTTTACTGTGTAATACAAATAATTTATTGTATAAAATAGAATATGACCGTGTTAATTGATAAATTAATTCATCAATATTGTCATGTTCTACAAATGTACAAAATAGTCTATTATTCACGGATAAATTTTCTTGATATATGTCAAAATCGTATCCGTTATAAATATATGGGGGTGTTTCTAAATTCATAACTTTTATTAATGGGGGGATTTACCCCCCATTTATTTTTTTAGTTTGCTAAAATATATTGTTCTGTAAGAGAAGATAATTGTTTGTTTAATCTAATATCTAAGTTAAAATCATTAACTTCCTCTGTTAAACTTTCTTGAACTCTATTAAATACTGACCATAAATTATCACCTTCATCTTCCATTCTATTAACTTGTAGTAAATTTTCTACCATTCGAGGAGTAATATCTTCAGGTCTATGTTTTAAACGAGCTGCTTTTGATGCAAATTCTCTTGCTTGTTCTACAGTCATATGTTTGTTTTGGTAAATCCCAAACCTCTCTAATACTTTATCAGATTTATTATTTATATTATTAATAAAGCTTTGTAAATTGTTAAAGTTTATCTCAGTATGTTTGATTTGAGTTGATTCACCATGTTTATCAAACATAATAGCTCCATTAGAGCATATTTGTCTATAAAATCCTAAATCCATAGTTAATGGGGATTTACCATTACAACTATTTGTAATTGTAAGAGAGGATACTGCCTCTGATTTACCGTTTTTATTTAAGAGTTCAAAATCAGGATGGTGTAATTGAACATAATTTGCAGTAATCTTACGGTTCTTTTTCATTCTATGTTCTGCTACTCCTTTTACTATCCAACCTTCTTTTTGGAGTCTTTCAAGTACCTCTATTGTAGGTATATAAAACTCTTTTGTTTTAATTCGTTGAACATTTTTAATATTATTTGCATCTAATGTGTTTGCAAATGCTACTGCTTTGTTGATGTTATTATCAACTGGGATAAATTTGTATTTCATAACTGTTTATTTATATATTGGTTTAACATTTCCATTCTTATCAACAGTGTATCCTGTTGGTTTTTTTAGGTTGTTTGCTTTATTGTAACGACCTCTTTTTGTTGATTTTCCTCCTGAGCAACTCATATTATTCTATTTCTTGTTCTAGTGCATAATGTACTCCATCTTTATAGATAGAGAAAAATATCTTATAATCCTTATCACAATCACGGTTTTTTTCAAAATGCATTGATCTTTCTAAACCATCTTTTGAACGTTCAACAGCACAATATGCTTCCATCATGTGTTTTAAACGATTTGAACCCGCAAATTCATCACTTTTTGTAAATTGTTGAATGTTAATAAAAGAGGTATAATATCCTTTTGAATTATTACCTTTTTTAACTTTATCTTGTAATTTTAAGAACCATGTTTCTGCTTGTTTTGCGGTACCACCATTCTGGTTACGATACATATCTAATACTTCAGCAATTGAATCTAAGGCAATTACATCATACCCTAAATCAAACACATATTCAATCACCTCTTTAACATTATCCATATAATCTTTTAAAAATAATGTTTGAATACAACCAAATGAAGGCATTCTTTTACAATATTTGTGATGTCCTATTTGATCCATTTCCCCTTGTACAATCAAACATTTATAACCTTGTTGTGTGAATCTAGATAACATATCCATTACTAGGGTGGATTTACCAGAACCTGGACCTCCTGCTATCATCATTGATACACCGGGCATTAATCCTCCATCTGTTGATAGAATTAAATCCATTTCGGTGTTTGTTTTAAAAGGCACAAATAAGGAGTCATTGAATGATAAATCATTACCCCTAATAAGATTAACTTGGTTTGGGTTAAATGCCACAGTTTGTTTTTGTTTTTTTGGACGTCCTCTTTTTTCTACTTTTACCATAACCTTTATTTTTTATTTATTAATATGTTTTTAATATACGAATAAATATTTAAGAATCCAAATTATAGGTTCGTCCCTTTTTAAATTTTATGTTTAAATTGTATTTTTTAAATATTTGGGTTATTTGTTTTAAGGTTTCTTTTTCACTCTTATCAACATCAAATAAAAACGAATCATATACATATAAAACAAGTTTTGTATTTTTACCACGTAACAATCTGAATATATCCCATAATATTAAAACATTATTGGATGTTTCTAGATTTTGTAATGTATAGTTTAATAATTTTTGTGGGTTCATATCCTCAAGCTTATCTTGCTCATATCTATATCCTGAAATTGGACATTCAATATATCCTTGGGTTTGAAATTTTTCCCACATTTCTTGTGTGTATTCATTTACTTTTTTAAAGAATGGTATGTTTTCGTATTGTTTGAATACTCCTCCATATATTTGTTTGAATGTTAATTCTTTGGATTTTTTATAATCCACCCCATACATTTCAGCAAGATATTTGTGAACATCAACCCCCCCAAAATCATAATCCAATATATTAGCCAACAAGGAAGGATGATAAGCACTAATATCCATTTCAATAAAAAAATCATTGTTTGGTATAAAACATTCTCTTTCACCTGTTTCTTTATTTAATGTTGAAAAATTAATACCCCCAAACGTGTTGGAAGGGCGAGTAGTTAACGTATTTAAGTTGTATTGTGTGTATACATAGGGGTCTATGTCTTTATCAAAATACTGTTTATATAACGTTGTATTCACTTTTATTGCACTCTGTTCTAACATGTTGAATACCAAAGGTACTTTGTTGTTGTAGAAGGTATTAGCTTTGGTAAAATCATAGTTTAAATAGTTTTCCTCACATACCTCATAATGTTTTACAATTGGTACTACCTTGTTTAGATTTTTTACATTGTGTTTATATATGTGTTTATGAGCGGTAGTTAATTGTGGTATATACGGATGAGGGGTTGGGGGTGGGGAGTAGCAATGCTTAATTGGAAAATAGTGAAGGAATTCTTTTTTATCTCTTACATATATTTCCTCAATACTATTTATTACTTTATTTAATACCTCATATGGTAAATTTAGTGTTTCACTATGATCAATAGGTATAATATATCCTTTTTTATCCCCTAATGGTCTAATGTATAAAGCGCATATATTATTTTGTGATGGGTGAGTTAATTGGCATGTAGGAATTACCTCGATATAAGCTTTAGGGTGCTTTACATTACAAAATAACTCAACATTTTCTATACTGTCAATTAACCAAAACATTTTTTTATAACCTTTATTTTGAATATAATAACAAAATTTAGGGTTTCCAATATTTTGTATAATCTTCTTTTAAAAATTTAGAGAAACCATACCACTTTTTTTGTTGTTCAATTTTTGTGACTTTTTGTTTATTGTTTCTAGCTATTATTTGCTTGTTACCTGAGATTTCCCATTCGATTTTTTCAGGCTCGTATAAATCCCA